CATCAGTTACAGGTGGCCCACAGGTTCTATACAATTCGGGATATCAGATTTACGTTTTCACAAGCAGTGGAACAATCACATTTTAAGGAGTTAACATGGCACACTTTGCTCACATCACAAATGGAATTGTCGATCAAGTCATCGTTATTGATGCTGAAACACTAGCACTTGGACATTGGGGTGACCCTTCTGAGTGGGTACAAACCTCATACAACACAATTGCTGGTGAACACAAACTAGGAGGTACTCCTTTGAGAGCCAACTATGCTGGTATTGGTTACGTTTATGATTCACAAAATGATGTGTTCCACGCCCCAAGACCAAAAGATTCTAAGGGTGTAGAGTGTGCATCTTTCACGATTGGCGCACCTACATGGACATGGGTTAACCCTGTTGCTATGCCTAGCGATGCAGGTACAGGAACTCCTCCTAAGATGTACGATTGGGATGAGGCCACAAAGACATGGGAAGTTGTAACTCCGAAAGCTTAATATGAGCAAACCTCATCCTTTGCCATCATTAGAAGTCCTTAATTCTCTGTTTGAGATTAAGGATGGTGAACTCATAACTAAAGTTAAATGGGGCAGGAATAGGTTTCCAATTGGGCATAAAGTCGGAACTACTGGAAATGGTTATGTGATGCTTAAATTTGAGCAAAAAAGATATTCCGCACATCGGATTATTTTTTACATGACTCACGGATGGTGTCCAGATGTAATTGACCATATTGATGGCAATGGCTTGAACAATCGCATTGAAAATCTACGTCCTGCAACACAAGCCGAAAATCTTGCCAACAGAAAAATATCTATTGCCAATAAATCTGGCGTTAAAGGTGTATCTTGGAATAAAGAAAAGAAAGCATGGTCTGCTGAAATTGGCTATAACCATAAAAATAAAAAACTGGGTTATTTCAAAGATTTAGACGATGCTAAAGAATTTGTTGACCTTGCAAGGCAAATGGTTCACGGACAATTTGCTAATTCAGGCATACATCAAGGAGCGATGAATTGACTCAATATAGCGGAGTGTGGACTTTATCCCAAGTTTCTCAGGCGGTGAAGGCTCAAAATTGGAGTGGAATCAGTCCGCCTGTTGTTGAGTACCTTGTTGTTGCTGGTGGAGGCGGTGGCGGGTATTCTTGTGGAGGCGGTGGAGGTGCTGGCGGTGTAATTACTGGGCTTACATCTGTTACTCAAGGGACACAATGTTGGATAACAGTTGGCGCCGCTGGTAGTGGCAGTTCAAGTACAACTGGCGGTACAGGCGGAAATTCTGTTTTATTAGCTACTTCATCAGGCGCATCAACGGGGAATTTTGTAGCAAATGGTGGTGGTGGCGGTGGATCAAATTCTCTTGGTGTTTCAGGTGGTTCAGGGGGTGGTGGTGCAACTCTTGTTACAGCCGCAAATGCTGGTGGTTCTGGAGTATCTGGGCAAGGAAATGCTGGAGGTACTGCAAATGCTTCATATTATGCTGGTGGCGGTGGCGGTGGAGCAGGAACAATAGGATTAAGCGTTGCACCAACTTCTGGCGCATTTGCTGGAAATGGTGGAGCAGGCATAGCATCATCCATAAATGGCACAGTTACCACTTATGCGGGTGGTGGCGGAGGTGGTAGTAATGGTACAGGAGGGAATGGTGGTATTGGGGGTGGTGGAAATGGTTCATCAACAACATCAGGCTCGGCGGGATCAGCAAATACTGGCGGCGGTGGAGGCGGAGGAGCATATGTTTCAAATGGAGCCGCAGGTGGTTCAGGTATTGTCATAATCCGTTACCCCAACACCTATAAACTAGCCGCATCCACTACTGGAAGTCCAAGCCAAACAACTGCGAATGGGTACATTGTGTACACATGGACATCATCTGGTTCGATCACTTTTTAAGGAGTTAATCATGCAATTTTTAAAAGAAATCAGAGATCATTTAAAAGATTTTGAAACAGACGTTTCAGATGAAATGCACCGCTTTATTGATTATTTGCACACCAAATATCAAGAACCTGGCCCAGCAATTGTGGAACCACCAGCACCTATTGCAATGCCTACACCTGAGCCAACATTCATTGCTCCAGTTCTTGATACTGTTGAACAACCCGTGGAGACTGAAAATGTTGCTAATAGTGATACCCCTGTTTCTGCTGATCCTGCTACAGTTGTTGATACACCAGTTGTGACCGAAGAGGCTCCTGCCGAGTCAGTAGCAGAGGTGCAACCAGAGGAGAAGTCATGAGCGAGCAATGGATACAGAAGGCGATTAAGAAGCCAAATTCTTTGCGGAAAGCCCTTCACGTCCCTGAAGGACAGAAGATTCCAGCTAAAAAGTTGGCTGTCAAATCCACTGATTCACCCAAAATGGCCAAGCGCAAAACATTGGCTAAAACGCTCAGAGGGTTTGACTAATGTCTGATGTTGAAAAAGATCTAGCGGTTCACGAGGCCATCTGCACTGAGAGATACAACCATATCTTTCAAATGCTGAAGGAGGGCGACAAACGCATGACCAAAATAGAGTATTTGCTTTATGGGGTCATGGTCATGGTTCTTTTGGGGCCAGGCGTGGCCGCTACCTTTTTCAAACATTTTTTTGGAGTGTAAGAAATTGATCCATTCACCCTTGTCGCTCTGGCATCTGGTGCATTCAAAATGTGCAAAGATGCGTGCGAGATGTACAAGGAGGGAAGGCAAATTGTCACCGATGCAGTCAAAGAGATTGATGGCGTCGTCAAGGATGTAAAGGCAGTACAGAAGAAAGCCAAGGGTCTTCTTGGTTTTTTAAGTGCTGTCTTTGGTAAGAAAGAAGAAGTTCAACCAGAAGTTGCACAACCAGTAAAGAAAGTAAAAAAGAAGAAAGAGCCTCCACCAGAGTTTGACGAGAACCTCATTTACCAACAGGTCAGTGATGCTCTCATCAAGTTCTTCCAAGCGTACAACTCGCTGAAGAATTACGTCAAAGAACAGGAAGAATTTGCTCTCCATGCAAATAACGACGAAGGCCAAGAGGCCGCAATCAAGATCACGATTGCCAATTTGCAGATGGAGAAGTTGAATCAGGAGTTGAGTGACTACATGGTATACCACGTCCCACATGAATTGAAGGATTTGTATACTCGGGTCAATCAGCAAATCGGTCACATTGCCAATGTGCAGGCGCTTGCAAGACGGGAAGAAATGCTGAAGGAGCGTAGGGCAAAATGGCAACGGCGGCAAAAGGCGGATCTAATAAAGGGAAGAATGGTGGCTTCAGTAACTACAGTGCTGATGCTGATGTGGCTATGGCTAATGATTCTCAGCATGACACACTCGCCATCCTACTGATCGTTGTTCTGTTGGTTGTTTTGTTATTGTTGATTCCGCTAATTGCTTGGATGTATGTGGATGTGAGGCAGATGGAGCTGAGGGTCAACAAAGCTTTGACAAGGATTGAAGGGAAATGATTAAAAAATCCAATTATCTATACACATCAATATTGATATGTATATTTTTGCCATTTTTTATTACAAGTTGCAATGACACTTATAGGTATTATTGCCAAGATCCTGACAATTTTGGCAAAGAGCGTTGTCAAAAGCCCAGATGTGAATTTAATCAAGATTGTCCCGAGTATTTAGTCGCACCCATTTTGGAGAAAAAAATTGAAGGAACTACTACTAGCATTCCTCAACAGCCCCAAGGAACGCCTCAATGCCGATGAGATAGAGATTAGGGTCCGATCATTTGTGATCATTGTTGTGACCCTGATTCTGGCGTTTATTGTGATGGCACTGCTTTATTCGGTGACCTTTGTGTCTCAACCGATCAAGGCCATGGCCCCTATTGATCAAGCCTATACCAAGATGCTCAACGACATCGTTTTGCTTATTGTGGGCGGTATTGGAGGCATTCTGACTAAGGGACTGACCAATGAAGCCCAAAATATGATGAATGCGGCGAAAGCGAACAAAGATGCTTATGTGGCACCTCCTCCCCCACCGCCTGCACCAATCATCATGACGGCCCCAAATCCATCATGGACACCACCTCCTCCACCTGCTGGACCACCGACTCTTGAGAGCGAAGAAGAGCGTTTGAGAACGGCTCACGCAAGAGAGAGTGTGCGAAATGCTTAGTTGGCTGTCATGGTTCTTTGACGACCTGTTTTACTGGATTGCAGTCATTGCAACGGTCGCAGGAGCCATCGCATATGTACTGAGTTATCTTGTAGGGTTTCTCCCTATGTTAAAGCCCCACGCCCTCATCATGAAGGCAGTGGGTTTGTTGTTGGTTATCGCAGGAGGTTACTATGTCTCAGATCATCACGGTTATCAAAGACGGGTTGACGAAGATAAAGCAGAGATTGAACGACTTAATGGCGAAGCTCGCGCAAAAGAAGTCGAACTCGGACAAAAGCTCGCAAGAGCCACCAGCCAACTGAAGCAGGCCAAAAATGACATTAAGACCAAGCAGGCTAGTATTAACGCTCGCATTGATGCTGGCGAGTTGCGCCTCCCCTCCTCCTGTGGTGTACAAGCCAGTTCAGATGCCCCCAATGGAAATCAAGCCAATGGAGCCGAATCTGACCGACAGGCTATTAAAGATATTGTCGCCATCGCCTCAGACGGAGACAAAGCAATCGTCAAACTCAACGCCTGCATCAGTCAATATAACGAAGTGATGCAAACGGTTAACGAGGGGGTCAAATGATCACTGCTGAACAACTCCACCAAATGGACATTGGTCCTCAGTGGTTGGACCCTCTCAATGAAACATTTGACCGTTGGGGTATTGATACCGCGGAGGAGCAAGCTTGCTTTATTGGCCAGTTTTCCTATGAATCAAACCACTTCAAGGATTTGAGCGAAAACCTAAACTATAAGCCTGAAACGCTGATGAAGTTATGGCCAAAGCGCTTCCCAACCATGCAGGAAGCCTTAATCTATGCTCACCAACCAGAAAAGATAGCTAACCACATCTATTCAAATAGGATGGGCAACCGAGACGAAAAGTCTGGGGACGGATGGCGGTTCAGGGGCTCGGCAATCTGCCAATTGACTGGCCACGATAATTTCTGGCACGCAGGCCAAGCCTTGGGCGTTGATTTGGTCCACAACCCAGATTTGGCCCGTACACCCAAGTATGCGGCCGCAATAGGGGGTTGGTTCTGGAAAACGCATGGATGCAATCAACTGGCCCAAGCCAAAAACTACTTGGCATTAACTAAAGTCATCAATGGTGGTGAATTTGGAGCAAAAGAGCGAGAGGCCGTGATGCATAAGTGTGAACGCATACTGAATGCTTGATTAGATGGGGTTGGGGGACTAAAATGCCCTTGTGGTAGTGTATAGAAAGGCACCGAGATTATGGCGACCAGCACCAGTGTGATGACGTATGACTCCTTGGTTTTGAACATTCAAACCTATTTGGAGCGTACTGACGCCACTACACTTTCCAATATTCCACTTTTTATTATGTTGGCGGAGCAAGTTATTGCTTCCCAAATCAAGTTTTTGGGCAACTTGACGGTCCAAGAATCAACCATGGTGGCTGGATCAAACATTGTTCCAAAACCTGCGCGTTGGCATAAAACAGTGTCAATGAATTTGACCATACCTTCAACCAATACCGATCAGCCTGTTCTACTCAGAAAATATGAGTACTTGAAAGAGTATTGGCCCATTCAGTCAAATACTTCAACTCCTTTGTATTACGCTGACTATGACTACGACAACTGGTTGGTGGCACCGACGCCAGATCAAAACTACTCTTTTGAAGTCTTGTACTATCAAAGAGTCCAGCCACTTGACTCATACAATCAGACCAACTGGTTCACACAATACGCCCCACAGGCTTTATTGTTTGGCTCGCTTCTCCAAGCCATGCCCTTCCTTAAAAACGATGATAGAGCGCCTATTTTCCAACAACAGTACGATTTAATTATGCAAACCCTCATGAATGAGGACAAATTGCGTATTGCTGATCGTCAAGCCATTGCGGTGGATGCATGACAACTTATACCTCTCCATTTACTGGCAACACGATTCAGCCAACCGATGTTAGCTATGAATCGTATCAAAACCAAACGGCCAATTTAACGCTGTTTTGGCCAATCAACGGGACTACTGGGAACCCAGCCGCCCGTATCATGGACATTAGTTTTACTGGTAATGGGTACACGGTATCCATGCCTGATGCCACCCAAGTATCAGTAGGCCAAGATGCAATGATCCGAAACACTGGATCTTATGCGTTTACAGTGGTTGGATACTCTGGAACCAGTATTGTTTCTGTGCCTGCTGGTTCAGCCGAATACATTTATTTGACCAACAACACCACTCAGAACGGCACATGGGGTGTTTTGGCCTTTGGCGCAGGAACATATAGTGGTACTGCATCAACGCTTGCTGGATACGGTTTAGAGCCAATTTCAGCCACATTGAATCAAGCATATGTTGTCAACTCATTAACAGCAAGTTATACCTTTCTTGCTGGAGACCAAGCATCTATTTACATTTGGACTGGCGGCACCACTACCGTAACCCTTTCTGCATCTGGAACACTGGGCAGTCGTTGGTTCTTTTTGTTCAAGAACAACGGAACTGGTACAGTGACTTTGGCTTGCTCTGGTTCAGATTTGATTGACGGGGCTACCACCAAGACCTTCCAACCAGGGAATTCTGCCTTCATCGTCTGCACAGGCACTGGTTTTGTAACTGTTGGTTACGGCACCAGCTCAACCTTTGTTTACTCTGTATTGACTCTCAGCGTAACGGGTGGCTCATACACTTTGTCTGCCAGCCAAGCATCTAATACGCTCCAAGAATACGCTGGCACATTAACTTCAAATCAAACAATTGTTTTTCCTCCAGTAGCAAATCTTTATGTGATCAGCAACCAGACATCTGGCGCTTACACATTGACTTGTACAACTGGTGTTTCAGGTGGTTCTACTGCTACGGTGCCTTCTGGTGGCCAAGCCACATTGTTCTGTGATGGTAAAAATTTCCTAAACGCGAATACAACACAAGCTGGTGCGACTGCTTTGAGTATTGCAAATGGTACGGTATCAAACCCAACTTTGAACTTTAGTTCTGAGACTTCCACAGGTATTTATCGCCCTGGAACTGGTCGTTTTGGCATCACTGTCTTGGGTTCAGAGGTTCTTGATGTTAATTCTTCTGGCATATCTGTCACAGGAACTGGTTCTTTTAGCGGTGGTATTTCTGGCGGTGCATTCTAATGACCAAGCAAATTTATCAAATAGTTACCAAGCCTGGGATTCAGAGGGATGGGACTCTATTTGACTCGCTGTTCTATAGAGATGGGCAGTGGGTAAGGTTTCAGCGTGGCCGCCCCAGAAAAATAGGTGGATACAAAGAGATTACAGGCTATTTGGCAGGCCCATCACGCGGTATCTATGTCAGCCCTCAAAATGGTTATACAGTCGTTTTTAGCGGCTATTCTGATGGTTTACAGTCCATTCCAGTAAACAATGATGGAATTGGTGCTGGTATCACGGATTGGGCACTATCAAACTTTACAGTTTCATCCAATAACTTGTGGCAGTTTGATAATTTTTTTGATGCAACGGGTTCTGGGAATAATCTTCTTCTGGCACATCCAGGGCAAAACCTATCCGACATCAACAACGCTGTAAATTCACCCATTTTGGCTGGCAACATCACTGGTTCAAGCGCTTCCAAAATAGGTGTTTTTACTCAAAATATCAGCATCACAAGCTCAAGCACAACAGCTACGATTGTGGCTCCTTTGACAAACCAATTCATCATTGGTGCTGGACAAACAGTATCTGGAACGGGAATTCAATCAGGCACCACAGTGTCATCTGTTGTTGGGACCACAATAACATTGAGCCTTCCAGCCACTGCTACAAATTCAAGTGTTTCAGCAACTTTTGACAACAACATTGCTGTTTCTGGTGGCGTAGTAAGTCTTTTTCCATATGTTTTTGTTTACGGCAACAATGGATTGATTCAAAACTCTGGTGCCAATAACGTCAACGATTGGGTATCAGCGACCGCCAATGCGACCAATGTGGCCACTGGAAAGATTGTCCAAGGCTTACCCGTCCGCGGTGGTGTGAATGCGCCTTCTGGCTTGTTTTGGAGCTTGGACAGCGTGGTTCGCGTGTCTTATACGCCAACGACTGTGACCACTGGTTCTGGTTCCACTCAAGTGTCTCAAACTTTTTATTGGCGCTATGACACAATAACGTCTCAATCGTCTATTTTGTCTTCTCAGTCAGTGATTGAGTATGACGGCATTTTTTATTGGTGTGGTGTAGATAGATTCTTGCTGTACAACGGTGTGGTCAAAGAGATCCCCAACGACATGAATCAAAACTACTTTTTTGACAATCTGAACTACGCATATAGGCAGAAAGTTTATGCAACCAAAGTGCCCCGTTTCGGTGAGATTTGGTGGTTCTACCCCAAAGGATCTGCCACAGAATGCACAGATGCAATTATCTACAACATCAGAGAAGGCACATGGTACGACGCAGGTCAAGCCATGGGTTCTCAACGTAGTGCAGGTTACTTCTCTCAAGTTTTCCATTACCCCGTAAATGCAGATTGGAACTACAACTACACTGGCGGTGTGAATGTAACAACGATTGCTAATGCTGGTTCAGGCTACACAAATGGAACTTACTCTTATATTGCTCTTACTGGCGGTACTGGAACTGGAGCAACCGCTACTATTGTTGTTAGTGGTGGTTCTGTTACTTCCGTCACAATCGATAACAGGGGCACTGGGTATTCTGTTGGCAACACACTGAGTGCATCCATACCTGCTGGTTCATCATTCTCACTTTTAGTGGGTTCTATAATGAATTTTGTGTCTTTGTATCAACACGAAGTGGGTACAGATGCGATCAAGAATGAGCAAGTTTTGGCCATCAATAGTTATTTTGAGACCAATTCTCTTGCTTACATTTTAGGAAATTCTGCTCAATTTGCTCCCATGAGTGCTGTCAACAAATGGTGGAGAGTTGAGCGAGTTGAGCCTGATTTCATATTGTCAGGAACTATGGATATGTACATTATTGGACGTCCATATGCACAAGTTTCTGACCAAACGTCTGGCCCCTATACTTTTGACGCAAACACTGGCAAGATTGACTTAAAAGAACAAAGACGTGAAATGAGATTGCGTTTTGTATCTAATGTGGCTGGTGGAAACTATCAGCTTGGTCGAATCATGTTGGATGCAGACGTTGGAGACGTGAGGGGCTACTCATGAGTTTAATTCCATACAATCAAATCAATGTCACACCGCTTATCTATGATCCAAGATACCATTCTTTTGATTCTTGGGCTTCACTTATGTGTGAGGCGTTTGCTGGGAATCAATTGGAGATACCAAGTCCAACAACACTATGGCAAAGCTGGGCTGTGGGATTAAAGGGTATTGACCTATTCAACAACTCACAAGTGCCTGACCCATACAGTTATGATTCTTGGGACAAGTGGGCATTGGACCTCAGAAACAACTTCTCACCTAATCCGCAATGACAACTAATACCGATCCATCAGCACTTGTCAGCCAATACTTTGCGGCTAACCCAACTGCTACCACAAGTGATGTGGCGAAGGCAGTTGAATCTATTGGTGGTCTTGGAGCGGTTCCAGGCCTTGCTGACGCTATCGCACAGCACTACGGCACAACTTCTGATGTAGTCAATACTCAATACAACACATTAACTGCTCCTGCTATTTCTTCTGGAACAACTGGAGGAGCCAGTTCAGGCATAAGTCCTTTTGCACAAACCGTTGTTAATGCTGATACAGCAAACAATATTCCAATTACAGGTGGATTGTCTTCAATTTCACCAAATGGTGGCATATCAAATATTGCATCCAATGCTGGTTTAAATACTGGATCAACAGCAGGTGTTCAGTCTCAAACTGGAACACAACAAGATTTTTTAAGCCAATACAATAGTCAAACGCAACAAGGTATTAAAAACGCAGGTTTAGATACTTTAATGGCACAAGTTAATTCTGGCGCAAATGCTTCTGACATTCTGAGCCAAGGATTAACTCCTCACGCTGTATCAACATATAAAGATGCATCAGGAAACGTAGTTACTGCACCGCCAAATACTTATGTTGTCAGCAAGCCAGATGGATCTGGTGGAACATTAAATTATTTTTTCCAAGTTGACCCATCAACTGGTAAAGCAACTCCTATTGCCAATCCAAGTCAAAATCTTACCTATACTGGCGGATCATCAGGTGGATGGTTAAAGAGCGTTGCATCAAGTCTTGGTCCACTTGCTGATATTGCTTTGGCTGTTACTGGAAACGGTGAATTTATTCCTTTAGTAAGTGGAGCAACGACTTACGCTCAAACTGGAAATTTGGGTAAAGCTTTAACTTCAGGACTTTTATCCGAAGGTGCAATCACTGCCGCTCCACTTGTTGGTAACGCTGTCTCATCTGCAACTTCTGATGCTTTGGGATCTGTTGGGAGCAAGCTTGCCGCTGGTGCGGCCAGTGCATTAACTGGTGCTGAAATTGCAACACAAGGTAAAGCAGATGCATTGACTGCTTTAGTCAGTGGAGGTATTAGTGCGGCTGTTCCGTTGGTCGGTGCTCAGATTCCAGGGTATTCTGACCTCAGCGCCGCAGGCAAAGCCGCCGTAAACAAAGTTATTGGTGGAACATTGGCAGGACAAAGTACTGATGCCATAGCAATTAACGCGGCTATTGCGGCAGGTGCTCAAGAAGTTAAAAATCAAATTGGCAGTTCTTCTACTGGAACTTCTGGAACAACTACAACTGGTACAACTGGTGGCAGTTCTAATGTTGCAACAGTCAATGCAGGTACTTCAACTGGCGGATCAGAAGTCATTGATCCAAACAGTGTAACGAATGCGGCAACTGTGGCATCTTCAGCCAAGCCAGGCGATAATTCAGAAAAATTCGGTCAATATACAAATGCAAGTTCTGCTGTTGATATTAACAATGCTCCAATTGACGTATCAAAATTAGTTGTTGGGCAACCTGTTGTAAGCACTGATCCAAATACTGGTATTAAAACTTCAATTACACTTGAAGACAATAAAGATGTTACTCAGGTAGTAACTGACCCTGTATTACAAACTCAAGAAGTTACAACAACAAGTCCAGATGGAAGCAAAGTTGTTGAGACAACTGATAAAGTAACAGGCTTATATACAGTTGATACTTATGATGCTGAAGGTAATTTAATATCTTCAAATTCATCAACTGATGAAAATAACTCTGACGTTAAACTCAATAAAGTTACTGTTACTGGTGGTGGTGTAGATACAAACACTGGAGACTTGGTACCATTAAAGACAGTTAATCTTTCTGATGGAAAAGTTACTCACGTTGACCTTACTGTAACTCCAAGTATTACTCCAAGTGTAACTCCAGAGATAACACCTTCAGTTACGCCGTCTGTAACACCACAAGTAACGCCATCAGTAACTCCAGTTATTACGCCAGTTGTAACTCCTAAAGTTACTCCTGTAACTCCATCAGTAACTCCTTCTATTACGCCTTCAATAACACCTTCTGGTGGTGGTGGTGGAACTACAAACCAAAACATAACAACTGTCTTGCCTGCATCAAATATTGCAGGAAACATAAGCGGCCCAGGCCCTAACCCCATCACAGAATCTTTACTGAAATCAATGATGGAAAATCCTGCAAAATATCAAAATGTTTTGCAACAAGTTGAAAATTTATCTCAAGAACAAAATATTCCTATGATTGATCCAAAATTAGCCCAACTTTTACAGTCTTTGCAGGGACCAAAACCAAAATCTGGTCTACAAAATGATTGGTTTACCTATGGCCAAGCACCAACATCTGTTGACAAAATTCTTGGTTTAGGAAATTTGAATTCTGAAGAAGCTCAAACTTATAAAACTGGTGGTCATGTTGAGCCTTTAGCGTACAAAAAAGGTGGTTTGCCAGTGGTTGATGGCCGCCATGATTTTAGGGCTGGTGCTCACGTTGCTGGTGACGGAGACGGGACTTCTGATGACATTCCTGCTATGCTTGCAGATGGAGAGTTTGTATTCCCTGCGGACGTGGTTGCGGCGCTTGGAAACGGTTCTACAAAGGCTGGTACGGATAAACTGTATGAAATGATGCATGGAATCAGGGCAAGAGCCAGATCCGCAAAACCAGGCGATCTCCCCCCCGACGCATTAAAATCACCCCTTGACTACCTGAAAGGTAAAAAACAATGACTACCAGTTTATTTGCGGGAACAGCGCCACCCAATGTAAATACGACGCAAACAAGTACTACTGCCGCTCCGCAGTATTACAACAATTTTTTGACCAATTTGGCCAACCTTGGTACAAGTCAAACCAATCCTGATCAAACCCTTCAGGGAAATATTGCGGCTGGTCAGCCTTATGTTGCCCCATTGAATCAGCTTCAAACTGATATTTATGGCAGTCCTTCTGGTGTTGCAAATACGGAAAACCTGTTGACTGGTGCTTTGGCTCCATTTGGAACTGCGGCCACGGCGGCTGGAACTGCGGCTGGTGGCGTTGGTTCAAGTCAAATCAACAACTTTTTGAATCCTTATATCACTGATGTAAACAAAGCTCTTGAGACCAATACTCAGCAAAACGTCAATCAAACCGTTTTGCCTGCATTACAAGCATTTGGTGCTGGCTCTGGTAATACAGGATCAAGCAGATTGATCAATGCAACTGGTCAAACTTTGGGTCAAATTCAACAAGGTTTGGGTGCTCAAGAGAGTGCAAACTTGGCGTCTGGGTACCAAAATGCAGTGACCAATGCACTACAAAACCAACAAAACCTCACTGGTGCGGCTAATGCATTGTCAAATATTGGAACAGGTCAACAGCAAGCTACGGTTTCTGGATTGAATACTGCCAATACATTGGGTGCGGCTGGACAAGCTCAAACTCAAGCCATGATCAATGCTCCATTGAACACAGCTACCAACGTATCTAATTTATTGAAGGGATACACTGTACCCACATCAACCAATCAAACATACACTGGACCAGCTTCAACTTATGGACCTTCTCCACTGGCTCAAATTGCTGGTCTGGGTACGTTGTTTGCATCTGGTTCAAATGGAGTAAGTGCCGCTCAAGGTATTGCAAAAGCCTTGGGATTAAATGGAACCTCAACAGATCCAAATGCTTTGTTAACTGCTTTAAATTCTGGCGTTACTGGTGTAACTGGTACTCAATTGGGAAGTGGAGCTGATTTGAGTGTATTGAAAGGTCAATTGAGTGATCAACAAGTCACATATGATCCAACAAGTGGAACTTATGTTGACTCAAACAATCAGCCTGTTGATATGTCTGATTATTACGAATAAAGGTTGAATCATGGCACTTGATCTAATTACAAGCGCACTCAAGCCTTTGGCTGGATTGCCCGACGATCCTGCAAATGATGACTATTCAAGTGCTCTTAATGACTTGAAATCATCAATTAAAGCACGTCAATCTGGTGGAGGATTGGACCCTGCAATGCTTGCTTTAGCGGCAGGTTTTTTGGGTTCTACCAAATCTGGCTCAACTGGAGAAAGCATTCAAAATGCCATTGGTGCTTACTTGCCTGCTAAACAAGCGCAAGAAAAACAAGCTCAAGAAGACGCATTGTTGAGACTTCAAATCGCTCAAACAGAAAGACAGCAGAATCTTAAAGCTGGCGCTTTGAAGTCATTCTTGGGTTCTTCAGGAGTTACTCCTCCTACTGCTCCTACAGCTCAAAACGTACCTACCGCTCAGAATGTTCCAACTGCTGGTAATGCTCCTTCTGCACAGGCCGTTCCAGTTGGTGGAGCACCTGCTCAAGCTCCACAAACAATGCAAAACGTGACGGTAAATGATGCCCTCAAGTTTGCGGCTGTTTATGGTGAGGCAGATCCTGAGCTTGCCAAGATGTTGATGGAAGCGGCAAAACTTGGATCAGAGCGGTTCAAGATTGCAATGAATGGAACTGTGTTTGATACACAGGCTCAGGAATATTTGAATAAACCCATACCTGGCCAAACAGCGTCGGAATTCTTAATCCCTGAAGCTGGTGGTAAGGTGATGATGACGCCTTATGACTATGATCAATACAGACAAGCCAGAGCACAAGGCAAAGGCGCTGAGTGGTATAGAAACTTCACTACGCCCAACTTCCAGCCTGCTGGTGCTCAAAAAACTTCTGCTCAAGCTGAAGCTGATAAATATCCAGTCACAGATATGTCTTCAGCCGCTGTTGCCGCAAGAGCTAAAGCTAAAGAAGAAACAGAAACGCTTAGAGCCAAAGGCGAAGACAAGCGCTTTCAAAGTATCATTGACGCTGGAAATGAAGCCCCAAGCAAAATTGCAACGTACAGAAGCACTAAAAATCTCCTGAATCAACCAGGCATTGAAAAAACCCTTGGTGTATTTGAGAACGGTGATTTTGTATCTGCACTTGGTACAGCTTTAGATAATGGCATTGGCATCCCAGGCTTCAAAATCACTGGCGACGACATCCGTAAAATCATGAGTCAAACTGGCGTACCTCAAGACGTCATAAACAACTCTCAATTGTTAACATCATTGTTGGCTCAAATCAATTTCGGGTTTAGATCATTGGCCAAAGGTCAAGGTTCAATCTCTGACTTTGAAACTAAGATGTTCAATTCAATGGGTACTGGCATCAGAGACTCTGCTGAAACATTGAAAAAGAAGATTGAAATGTTGGAGGCTAAAGCTCAATTTGAACGAGATGTCGCTCGCAAGCTTCGCAAAACTGGCATGAATGCTGACGACTTCAAAGATTCTGATGAATATACGAATACTGAGCAAGCTTACTATGAGCGTTTGAATAACATCGTCAATCCACAAAAAGCCAAAACTAGTGGAACAGCTCCAGCTTCTGCCCCGACAGCAATTGGAAATAGCATCAGAAATCAACTTGGCTTAAAGCCTAGAGAATAGGTTCATCATGGCACTTGAATGGCTTGACAACTTAAACGAAACACAAGCGGCTAACGCCAAGCAGATCATTAAACAGGCCAAAGAAATTGGCGTTGATCCTATTTTGGCCGTCACAGTTGCATTTCATGAAAGTGGATTGACTCACAATGATGAAAACGGTAAGCCTCGCATAGGTGATAACGGCGAAGTGGGTATGTGGCAAGTTAGACCTCCCACTGCCGAGATGATGGGTTATAAGCCAGAAGACCTCTCTGATCCTAAGAAGAACACGCAGATTGGTTTGTCTTATCTGAAGCAAGGTATTGATAAATTCAAAGACCCAGTGATGGCCGTGGCTGGATACAACGCAGGCATGGACCACAAAGCGTTGACAACTGGTGAGCAGAAGCTTCCAAAGTCAACCATGGACTATTTGACGGCCATTAAAGCTTTGGGTGGATTCGAGCAACCTGAAACTGAAGTCACACCTGCCAGTGATGAAGACTTTCAAAAGAGAAGGGCTGAAGCTCTTGCACCCTATCAAACTCCAAATGCACCTGCTCCAATCGACGTGAAGAGAGATGTGGCTGGAGCTGTTATGGGGGCTGGCATCGGTGGTGTTGGAGGCTTGGGTGTGTCTACCACTCAAAAGCTCAACGCAATCGCAAATAACTTGGCTGGCCAACCCAATAAGCCCACAACTGGCGTTCAGAATTGGACCCGTGAAATGGGCTATAAGGACCGTGGCGGCCTTACTTATGGCCAAGCACACCAATTTGAGTCTGGCGAGCGTAAAGGCGCCACAATCAACAATAAGACGCCAACATTTAGGTTCGCAAAGCCACCAGTGAATGAGCCAAGTCTGGGTTCAAGAGTGTTGGGTTCAAACACCATCAGTGGAGCTTTATCTGGCGGCATTATGGGTGGACTGGGCCAAGAGGCATCAACTCGATATAACGCTGGAGATATGCCTGGGGCCGTTATTGGTGGTCTCGGAGCCGCTGGCCAAGTTGTCAGAAGATTGCCTTTGCCTTATGCCAGCCAAATTGGTACGGGTATGTCTTTGGCTTCTCCCGCGGCTTTGGCTGTGTTGGATAGAATCAGAGCCAATCAAGCGGCAACACCTGAACAATACAAACAACCCCCAACAATGGATGAACTGGACACGGCATCTACGCCTGCATTCGTTTATCCACGCCCTTAATCCTAGCAGTTGCCTTGCAAAGGAAGTTTGGGGGGGACGATAAATCCCCCCCTTTTTTTAAGCATTGCCCATGGTGTGGGTCATGAGATAGCCCATTTGCAATCCCTGCTGTTCAATGTCATCCATGGCTGAGTTGTAACCCATCTCAAACATGAGAGCGAACATCTTTGCTTTGTATGATTCTTCTGATCGACAACCACGGTCGTAGGCGTCCGACAGGGCTTTCATTTCATCCCAGTTGGCCTCCAATTTACCGTCAGTTATTTTCATCAAAATCATTGCGTTTTTTGTCCAACATTTCGTCGAACTCTTTCATTTGTAATCTGTCCCTTGGATTATTACTGAAAGTTAACGTCTTGGCAAAGTCTCGAACGAAGTGGTACCTGTTCGCATCGATGAATGCTATTTTCATGGTTTCCAAGAAGTAGGGCAGGATTTCAGGCTCCCACCCTTCTCCGAGTATCCCTGTGATCACGTCATCAGAGGTCACAGATTGCCTCTTTTCTCTCTGAGAGCCTTAGCAACCTCGCTGTTGAGGGATTCAACAAACTCGATGCACAACTCACGCTCGGCTCGAGCAACATTGAATGATGCTGTCAAAATCACCTTGTCGGCAAAATCCAACAGTTCATCAAAGTCATAACCGTTGGGGTCATCCATCTTGCATTGGAAAAAAACTTGTTTGATGTCGTCTTCTGTTAAATATTTATTTTGCATTGCGTGTTCTCCTTACAGTTTTACGAGGTCTACCAAGTTTTTTAAAGGTAGGGTTATCAATCATTTCTCTCAATGCATTATTAAAGCCATTGATTTCAACATCTTTAATTTCACATTCTGCTTTACAGCGATCAAGATAATCGATCAAAGCTTTGGCTTTATAAGCAATTGCCTCTTTTACAAACTCAAATTCATCAGTTGCGATATCAATTTTTATTCTAGACATGAATTTTCCTCAATTAAACCAAAGATAAAACCCATGGAGGATTCCAATGGGAAAGAAGATGGCTCCTGCAAGCAGAAAGCCCCAAGCGGCATGGCCAAAGCAAAAGAAGATGTGCGTCAGCCAAGCCCAAAAACAAAAGAATGCGGCTATGTATCCCATATTTCACCTGTGATCGTTTTTAACTTGCCAATATGTGAGGAGTGCTTGAAACATCTCCCACGCGCGATTCATCTTTTCTTCGGACCATTCGACGACTTTCACGAGACCAGGCTCCGTCACTGAGATGAATACATTGGCGCATCTGGCATTTGGGATGCCGAGTCCAACCCGATAGGCGGCCAACTGCATGGCGTGCTCATCATAGGCGTCCACAGTGTTGGGGTCCGTGAATTCTTTCGTTTTGAAGTCCACCACGATGCCTTGGCCAGACTTTGAGTGAAGGTCCACTTTGCCGCCAAACCCAAGCTCATTGCAAAACGACTTCTCAGTTGCCCACTCTGGAGCCCCAAAAGAGGCTTGCATGGCCTTATCGACACCGACTTGATAGTCCATGAAGTCTGCAAGGTAAACGCCCTCATAGAACGATTCAATGACTCCATGGATATTGGTACCACGCTCGGCGGCTTTTTTAGCCTGTTCTTTTGAGTCTTTGACAATACGCTCAATAAAACGCTCTTCAGTCTCTCCATCCACTCTGGGAAGGGTAAGACACGCATACATCATTTGATTGAGTTTCCAAGCCTCCAGAGCGGGCTTGGCGGCCACGTTTAAGATGGTGGTAACCGAGGGTACCAAGTTAAGTTTGCGCGCGTCTCTGAGCGTTGTAGGCCGTGGTACGCCGTTTTTGGCAATAACTGAATAGGCTGGTGTGCCGTTTCTGTCATACCAGTGTTGTGATTCTGAAGCTCTTACGATCATAGTTGCCTTTAAAAAAGTGAAATTTGTTTGTTTTTGGGATTGATTTTTCTGAATTCAAAGAAGTTTTTGGCCTCTGGGTGAACCAAGACAAACAACCTGCCCAGATAAGGCACGCTGTGGTCATTGATCTTCCACATACCACCAACTTCACTGACAGCAGAGTGATGGCGCAAGAACTCAATAATGGTACGGGCTGAGTAGTGTTCCCTACCCTTTGCCCGTACAAGAAGAGCCTCCTTCTCGAAGGCTTTCCAGATGTGCAAGTTGTCCTTGATCCAGTCCTCAAACTCATCTGAGAACTGGGTAGGATTGTGTTGGACAATCTTTAAGATGTTCATCTTAATACTTTAGTATCAAAAAGGGATTTCATCTTCCATATCATCAAACCAGCTTTGAGCTGATGTTTTTGGCTGACCTTTTGATTTCCACTCAGGCGAACCCTCAATCTTTTGTTTGATGTGATTGCTCAGGCTGTCGAACACATCCATGTCAGGGTCAGCAATGGTGAACAACTGGGTTTTGTTGACGCCGTTGGGAAGACCAGCAGACTTCATCATTGCAGGCACAGGAGAGATACCGCCCACGTTAGAGTAGGTTTTACCGTTTTTGTTGGTCACAATGACGTTGAGCATACAAAAGGCGCCAAGGACCGTTTTAAGGTCAAATCTATTGGCTTCTGCGTCGGTCCAAGGCTTACCCCTCCATGCCTGCAAATCTTTCCTTAAATTGGCGTTTTCGGACCAACTGAGGGTGTATTGCTTGAAGATGGACATGGGCTTGCCATCGTCTGTTTTAAGGGGTGTGCCGTCGTCGGTTTCACCGAACAGCTCCCAGCCAATCATGATTTTGCGCTGAACTTTGGTCTCACCCATGTACTCAACTTTCTGTGAGCCAAGGTCAATGATTCTCCAGCAACGACCCAAATGGGAGCCAGCAGGTACGGGTTTGAAGTTTGATTCTGTGTTTTGTTCTACTATAAAACTCATGATATTTCTTTCTGAAGTTCTGTTAAAAATTTAATTACTTGTTCAAGGTCTTTTGGTGGTAAGTTTTTTGCTCTTTGTTCAATCTCCCATAAGTCTGATTCGATGTCGTCTTGTTCGTTAAAAATTTCGTCAAATGCTTCGTAAAATGTTCTGTTAGACATATCTGAAAACCTCCAAGTGTTCTTCGCCCATGTGTGTAGTGTATGTGTGTGGTCCCCATTCTCCATTGACATAACCGCAGGCAGAACGCTGAAGAATGCTTCTTTCATACTTGCCATAAGGAATGTCAGCAAATTCACCTTTTTGAAGATTTTGTAAATATGGTTTGATGTAGTTGGTCAACTCACCCAGTGGGTATGCTGGTTCTTTTCTTGGTTTAGATTCTTTGTGTAATTCAAGTTCACCATGCTTGACGTTGTCAGAGTCAATGATCGCATACTTGAATCCAATTTGATCTAGGATTTGTTTTGCTTTGTTTAATTTCAGCTCAATAATTTCTTTCATTTAAGGTCTCCAGAAGGTTAGATCAAAAAACACGACGATCATTGCAATTAAGAAGACCACCCGTGAAAAGATTTCAAAAAATTTGTGTTCGTTCATGTTCGCACCCATGCCATTAAAACTGAAACAAAAGTGATGACTGAAGTGCAGTACAAACAAAACCATGAGGTTCTGCGTAAAGACCAGTCATGTTCGATGCCGAGAATTGCGGCTTGGACACGCTCTTCATCAGTGTTTAAATTGCGAAGAGGTGGGGTGTAGCACGAACCGATTTTGATTCCTGTGCTTGTGGTGTAGTAGACTTTTCCCATTTGTTTTCTCCTAAACGTCAAATCGACGCAAACGAATAGTATCACGGTTTTAACAAAAAGTTAAATAGTTTTATAAAGTGTTGTAATTAACTATAAATTAAAATAGAATAGAGTTGTTGACGAAAGTAAAATTGCTTGGACTGCTGATGAACGGGATCCGTGAAGGCACCCCCTATTTAAGGGCCACCTGATCAGTGGGGGTAATGGAGCAAGTAGTCAACACCAAGACGCATGGGGATTGTTGGGGGTATACACCCAGTTGCTTTGCAATTCCGCAAGAGCAGTTCCCAGCCGTGTTGGCAATCCTGTAAAGGCGATGCATAGCCGTGGGACATATTCCCTCTTTAAGTGTGCAGGGTAGTGCCAACAACCCACAAGGATAAAAAGAATGACATTGACAGAGTATTTCAAAGAAGAACCAATAGGAGCAATTGCAGAGATGGCAGAGTATTTGGGTGTATCAGCCACTTGGCTGTCTCTCATCATTCATGGCCACAGGAAGCCTTCACCTAAATTGGCAGTTGCAATCGAAAAAGCAACACAAGGGTTAGTACTTAGAAATGAGTTGCGCCCAGATTTATTTTTAGAGTAGAATTTTTTTGAACATGGCTAGGGTAGCTCCCGAAAAGACGATTCGTTACCGTCCTGCCACTGTTTCTTTGTAACGACAACCAAGAACGTAAGGTTTTATGCATTACTATCAGCATCACATTGGTGACTTCATTAAGGACACCGCGTTTTTAACCAACGAAGAAGTTGGCATTTATCTCAAATTACTCTGGATCTATTACGATACCGAGAGCCCACTTCCTGACGATCTTTTTACCTTGAGCATGAAATTAAATGCTAGGGACAATGAGCAAGCAGTTTCAGGCATTTTAAAAATGTTCTTTACCTTAAAAGATGGGTATTGGTATCAGTCTCGCTGTGAAGAAGAGATAAGTAGCTATAAAGAATTCATAAACGACAAATCCAAAGCTGGTAAAGCATCAGCTATTAAACGGGCGTTGAACAAGAATTCAACAGGTGTTGAACAGGTGTTGAGCAAGAGTTCAACAGATGATCAACTAACCAATAACCATAAACCAATAACCAATAACCATAAACCAAAGAGAGAGAAGGCAACTGTTGTTGCCTGCCCACTCACAGTCACTGAACAAGTTTGGAATGATTGGTTGGTCATCAGGAAATCCAAAGGTATTCCCTTGACAGAAACAGCTTGGAAACAAATTCAGTCCGAGTTTCGCAAAGCTGGACTCAATGACCAACAAGGGGTTGAGTACTGTTGCCTAAGCAATTGGGCGGCATTCAAGACTGCTTGGTATGAAAAACAAATGCAGGAGCAAAACTCTGGCTTGACAAAAAGTGCTCAAGCCAAGCAAAAAGTTCTGTCTGGTTTAACCCGTGGATTGATTGGAG